CTGTATCAGAGTTAGGCGGAGTGCCTGGCGGGCTTGACCAATGCCCCTTGTCATACTCTTTGAACTTGCCGCTGTTTGTCTTGATGCTTCGCTTTGCCGTGGCTTCAACATCAGCCGCAGCTTTACCTACGATACGGTTTATCTTGGTTAGATTGCGCTTGTACTGGTCTATACCGGTAGTCTTTAGGGATACGGTTACACTCATGGTGCCAACACCTGTATTTGTAAAGGCCCAAAGCGCCGCACCGTGGTGCTGACCGTGAAAGATATTGTTAGCCGGATGTCTGCCGCTGTGCCGTATGCCGCAGGGTTGAGGATGCTCAGGATGCCTTGTGCGCTGTACTGCTTGGTCAAGGTCACGCTACCAGATGGAAAGGTATAGGTCGAGCCGGTCTGGATGTTGGTGAAGGTTGCACCAAGCGTACCGGTAGTGATGTCTACCGGGCTTCCCAACTCATCAACCAAGCGAACCACGTAAGAGTGCCAGTCTCCGACCCATGCGGAGACTTGCACGACCTGCTGAGGGTCTTCAGTCAAATCAAAGATTAGTGCCATTAGATATCCCTCACATAGATGCGTAGTGGGCCGAATATCTGCGTATCGTTTGCAGATGTTGACCTTGTGATCGTAGCCGTGTACGTCCCTGGAGTGTTGGTCACGGTCGTATCGATTGTAAACGTTGCCCGTCCATCAGCTGCATAAGTTGCCGTACAGGCGTACGTGTCTACCAAGGTTGCACCAGAGTTGTAGACCTTAGCCGTTACCGTTGCGCTCGTGATGTCGATGCCGCTACCATTGTTGTCTACGCACTGGATGTCGATTCCGTGCTGTGCGCCGGTCTGGATGTCAAGCGGATCCGATGCCCCCAAGCCGTCAGCCCTAACTTCAAAAGGCCCCATGCGTACCAGAGCGGCAGATGTAACCGGGGTTACCAACTCAGCGTTGACGTACTGCCCAAAGGTACCTACTGTAGTGTGACCTGATCGAGCTTCATCCCAGACAGCATCAGCGATAGCGCCGGTGTTCACGTTTGTATTGACGTACTCGCCAAAGGTTCCAGCCGTTGCATATGCAGAGCGTGAAGCATCCCACACCGCCGCCGCTGTCTGCGCTTCCGTCAAGCCACCAGAGGACAACTTGACCGTCAGCACCGCACCGTTAGTACCGCTTGCACCACGTACAACAACAGTCACATCGTCAGCACCAGCAGCAAGCGCAGCATCAGGAAGGTCTAATCTGTAGACCCCCGGCATGTTGGTTGCGTCTACCTCGGCAAATCCACCAGATGTCCACGCCTGAGCGATTGTACGGGCTACTAGAGGGATAGATACGCTTGCAGTGCGTGTGCGGTTGTAGCGGGCTGTGAGACCAGATGTAGAGGATGTGAGGCCTGTAGCACCAAGGTAGAGTTCGATGGATTGGGAGGTTGAGCCGGGAGCGATTGTGATGGTTGATGCGTTGCGCTCGGTTGGCAGGTAGAGCCCTGCTCCTGCAATAGTTTGCCTTGCAAATGCTCCAATATCAGTACCACTTACCCAAGCATTTCCATATATGTCGGTTACAGGCGCGCCTGTAGACGTACCTGTTCCAGTTAATGGGCTTGATTCTGTTGGTGCAAGAATAGGAAGTGCAATACCTGAGGTTATGAGACTACTTGACCAATCTATTCCAGTTATTCCAGATTTACTATTTGTAGATAGTGCGCCAGAGCCTCTACCTACAGTTGTACTGAATCTATTAAAATCCTCTGTAAACAGAGTCGACGAACTAACGATTCCATAAGACGTAGAACCTCCAGTACCTATAAAGTTACAGTTTTTAATATCGGTCAAATTCGTTGTATTGTTTGTAAATAATGCAATACCTTGGTCGCACATAAATGTTGAATTGTATATAGTCAGACCATTGCCGCCAGTGTTTACAAATATAGACGCACTTGAGTCAACAAACAGAGTTCGTTGCCCAAAGAAAAGGCAGTTAGATATTGAAACAGCAAAATTAAACGATGCTCCACCACTAGGTCCACAAATATTTAATGAATACGACCCAATAAAAATAGAATTTGTAATTGTTCCATTAATAGGAGTTGTCCCATTGGCTGTGATTTTTACCGTTACCTCATTAAGCCATCGAGTTGATTCAAATGTACATTTATCAATTGTAATGTATTGAGAATTTGTAAAGTTGGCATAACCGTACATAGCAAAATACACATTTCGAATTGTGACGTATGTTTTTGCACAGGCAAACACTATCCCGGCAGTGGGATATGTATTATCGCTTATAAAATTCGTAATCCGGACAGGTGCTGCCGAGATTCCGCTAAACAATGATGCCGTAGTGTCACCTTGAATCACAAGAGTTTGTGTGCTTGATGGTGTAACCGTAACAGTAGGAGTTTCTCGGTACACTCCCGGAGCAATGTACAAATAGTTTGTACCAGTAGTTAAAACCATATTAGCAAGCGCATACGTTACTGTTTGCCACGCCTGCCCAGACGTTGAACCAGTCCCCACATTAGCGTTGTTGCCGTCAGTTCTTACATAGTAAGTAGCCATTACTCAGCCGTCCCCGCTACGATTTGCTGTGCCATAATATTTGCAAACTGTTGGACAATTCCATATTGAAATGGTTCATCTTGTGTTACCCACCAGATGTTAACGCTGGTTCCATCTTGACCAAACGTACCTAAGATGTTGCCATAATCATCTATCATGTCACCAAAGACACGCCAGTCAGTAGACGGTGCAGGTTCTTTTTCAATCCTAAAGTTTTGCAGGTTCATTTGCCCACCTTCAGCGAGTTCACTTGCACACCCTTGAAAGGCATCGTCAAGAACGCTAGCACACTACTCACCGCAGCGGAGACACCAGCCGCTACCGCCTTGCTCCCGTAGAGTGCAAGCACTGCGCCGAGCTCGGAGATGTCGTGTGCTTCGGATGTTCTGACCCCATCACCGAACACGGAAGTGAATGCAGCTACGAATGCCACGATCACAACGACCACCAACCGCTTGATTGAAATGCTGTTCATTGCTTTGCCTCCAACTTTGTAACCTGCGTTTTCAGTTCGCTGGTTGCACCTTCAAGCCTACCGATCCGATGCCCGTGGTCTTTGATCGTTGCAGTGTCTACCGCTCCACGCTTATCCATACGGTGGAGAAACTGAATGATGTAGACCAGTAGGCTAATGACAGCACCCGAAACGCTGATGCCTATCGTAGTCCATTCCGATGCTGTCATGATGTACGCTCCACCAGCCCTACGTGCTGTACAAGTAATTCTGTCTGTCCAAAGTCTGACCCGATGACATCGTAATAACGGGCATCATCACCTACCCGGTAAACCCTATCCTGCGGCATGACATCAGCCCCTACAGCAACAATCAGTGTCCATTGTGCAGATGACTGGATTCCACCGCCTACAATTGATTCTGTGTCGCTCTGGTTGGTTAGCCTGGCGTTGTACTCGGCTACCTTGCGCCATGTCTCAGTAGCACCACCCCTGCCATCTTCAGTAAGCGTGAAGCGGTGTATCTCTACACGGTCTTGGCACAAGTTGCGTACCATCCCGGCTTGCAGGGTTGCGCGTAGAATCGGACTCATGCGAACACCAACGGTCTGTATCGTTCAGCCATCGAAAGGCAGTGTGCTTTGAGTTGGCTAAGCTTCACATCGCTTGTGCCTTCCTTAGCATCGATGTCGCTTGCACACCGTGAGGCTTTGATAAGCCAACCCTGCCGGGTTGCTGTCCTGACATCGTAGCGCTCGATGTTAGCAGGCCCCATGTCTACCCATGTCAACCGTGGATTAGATGCGCCATCCTCAATACTGAAACCTTGAAACTGATACGCAGGGTAGACCGGGTAATCGGGTTGTGTCGTGCCTGACGTACCGGCTACCCAGCACTCATAAACCCTACCATTGGGCGTTGTAGGCACTACACGGTCACCGACAGCATAGGTGGTAGATGCCGTCCAAGTGGTGAACCGAGAGAAAGAATCAAGGATGCTCCCTATGTCGGTGGTGGACATCTGCGGATAACTTTGTGCATCAACAAAAAGTGATACCTGCGCTATCGCTTCGGCTCGTGTCATCATGCTAGCACTATCCCACAC